GTGAGAGAGGATCATGAAAAAGACTATGAAGAAAGTACACAGGTTGAGATGAAAATCAGGGCTTATTACCGCCAAGCAAATGAGATAAACCAAAAACGGCAGCTTCTTCAGGGAATTGAACAAAATATCGCCGAGGTGAAAAAAATGCTCTTGGGTGTCTATGACCTTGTCCCGGTTCAGGGAGCTGTGGACCGGTACAAAGCGGTTGTAGGGACTTGTGCGGTCAGCGACCTGGCTGCCGAAGCCTATTATGAATTTATTGCGACTGTTGAACGATCAAAAGCGTACCTGCTGGAGTTAATCCGCAGGCAGCTGAAAATTAAAATGCAGATAATGAATCTGGAAGCGGAAGTGGGAGAAACGCAGTTGGCGCTGGCTTCCCTGGACCAAGCCGATTTGCTTATATGCGAAAAAAGCTACGGGCTGCGGCATATGAGCAATATCCAAATCGGGGCGGAATTAAAAATGGACGAAAAATCGATACGCTACCGCAAAAAAAAGATCTTGGAACAATTGACCAAGTACCCGGGATTTTTATCCGACAAGGCCGGAGTTTTCCGAATTATTTCCGGTGTTTTGCCGTTTCCTAAAGGAAAATAAAGGTATGATGATGACAACGGAAAATTGAAGCACAAGGAAGGTATGTAGGTGTCTGGTTGTGGAGAGGAGTGAGACCGTGGATGAAGTTGCCATCAAGAAAATGGAAAAGACATTGAGAGATTATTACAGAAAACTGGAAGAACTGGAAAGTAAGAAAGCGGCAATTGCGGCGATCGAGAAAAACGAGCGTGAAGTCAGGGGCGTCTTGCTGGATGCCGACCAGCTGATCCCTTCCAAAGGCATGGTTACCCGTTACAGTGCGGCTGCCGGCGGCGGTAACGGCTTTGTCAGTGATCCTACTGCTCAAGGTTACCAGGAGTTCACCAAGTCCATAGAAAAGTTTCAGAATGAACTCGTCGTATTAATCCAAAGAAAGATCAAGTTAAAGATGCAGATCATGCAAATCGAATCGTCCACCGACGGGATCACGTTTGCCCTTAACCTGCTGGAGCCGCTGGAAAGAAAGATCTGTGAGGAGTATTACGGTTTAAGGCGAAAAAGCAACCTGCAGATCGGCTTGGCACTTAATCTGGATGAAAAATCCGTCCGCTACCGGCGGAAAGTTATTAACCAAAAGCTGGCTGATTACTTACGGGTGACGGGGTGAGAATCACTTCCGGGTTTAGCCTGAGTTGGAAGCTGAAATTGAATAGGTTGGTCAATAAGTCAATCGGGTAAATCGATCAGGTAAATCGATCAGGTAAATCGATGTAACAAGTAACTGTTTTTTTGAGTAGTGTAAAGGCCGGTTAGGCCTTTACACTATCCGGACGTTTGCCGCACTTTGCCAGCCGTGGCACCGCACATTAGCGAAGACCATGGTCTTCGTGTGCGTTAACAGCCAGCCTCGTGCAGGCATGTGATGCCTGCACGCCCGCTACGCATGCGTGACGCACTTGGTGCGGCTTCTTGTTACGGCGACCGGTTTATCTACTATTGTATTGTTCTTGCCGAGTTTTTTCCGTGTTCCTGCCGATTTTACACGGAAATTTTAATTATACTGATTATTGTAAGGCCGTCTGGGAGGACGGCTTTTCTCGTTCTGATAAAACTTGTTGGGAGTTAAAAATCAGCTGATCCTTTAGAAATCCTTATTTATAAATCTTAAAAATGGATGTGCCGGAAACGGCGGGTTGTATGCAGCCAGAATCAGGCAGGGTGGGGCCTGGGCGCATAATCTTCAAGCAGGTCTTGAAGAATGATTCAAACTTTTGGGAAGAAAGGAGGGAGCTATCGATGATAACGGTCAATCAATTTGCTGCCGGAAATGTTAAAAGGTTTTATCTTTGGGCTGCCGGCAAGGCCTTGGACCGTCGAGTTCGAAGCCCTAGCGATTAACCGAAAGGCGGTAAGTGATGAAGGAAAGGTGGATGGACTTAACATAGAATGTACCGTATCTCGTACATATTTTAAGCTCGGAACCTAAATCAAATCCCTACCCCGAAGAAATGGTCAAAATGTCGAACAATAGAAAAATGAAAAAGAATTAATCTTTGTTAACAAAGGAGGATCGAAAGTGCCCGAATATACGAGTAACTTTAACTTACCAAAACCGCTGGCCAATGAGAATATGAGCAGAGCGGCTCATAATGATTTGGTTCAGTCTATCGATACGAATATCGGAAACGCTTTAGCGTCGCAATCGACAGTTTTAACACAGGTTGAAACGGAGCTTACGTCGCACAAGGCGGATTATACGCTACAAATACCCTACGCTGCCGCAAACGGGTCGGCAAATACTTATGCCATCACGCTCAACCCTGCCCCCGCTGCTTATGTTGATGGGATGGGCGTCGCCTTTAAAGTCAATGTCCAAAATACCGGAGCAAGCATGATCAACGTTAACGGTCTTGGAGCAAAAGCAATTAAAAAGGCAACCGGAAATGATGTTAGCTCGGGGAATCTTAAAGCAGGATCGATCTACTCTCTTCGCTATAATGCGACGACAGGAAATTTTATCTTACAGGGTGAAGGGGGGGAATACGGAACAGCAGGGGCAGCCCAAGTTTTGACGGGATATACGTTTGGAACTGATGCAGGCTTGCAAAATGGGACGATACCTTTAACAAATCCAAGTTTAGTTGATTCTTACCTTACACCTAATGCATTTATGTATAATGGTTGGGGCGACGGAAAATTGTATACCGTTATGAATGTTCCTAATGGTTCTTATTTGAATGGCGTAAATTGGGTTCGTTCTGAACAACCTAATTTAGTTGCTGGAAATATAAAAAACGGAATTAATATTTTTGGCGTGGCAGGAACACTTCAACCAAAGATTGACCTATCATGGTTACCCAATATACCAAATAGTCATTCATTATTAGCTTTGGATCCAAATGACAACTCTCTTTGGGCGAGAGATACATTTACTAATACTTCTAATCTACTTAAAATCTCTTCAAATGGTACAATACTTCAAACAATTACACATTCGTTTAATGCATCAGCTATATCATTAGATGTATCGGAGAATTATATTTATTGGATGCAAGCTACTAATAGATATCTGACGGATAAAAATGGAACCGTTATCTATCAATTTACTGCTTCAAATAGCCAAGCGTATGCGTATTTAATTTGTGAAGATGTCAATCTCATATATGAAGCGCATGGGCCAAATCTTTATTCGTACTCTTTAGCAGGTACGGCATATGGAGATGTTTCAGCTTCAGCCTTTAACCCTGTAAATAATGTCATTTTATTTAGAATAAGTAGTAATTATTTGTTATTTGGAAGTTATACAACTACAACGATCGTATCATTTATTTTATACAATATGACGGCAAAGACATTTACAACAATTTTCAGCGGTGATTTATCAAATGCGTTAAATACATTTATTAAATATGCATTTAAATATTAGGGAGGTTATCTAAGGTGAAATTAGTTAAAATTATTAATCTGCAGAATCAATTCGGCCAACTAGACTATAAAGGACTTGATATTAGTAAATTTATTCCAGGTAGTCAAGTATACTCAAAAGATCTTACGGAATGCGCTATTGCAACCACTCAGGAAGATATTCCAGCCAATCCAGATTTAATCGAGATGACGGAGGATGAATACACAACTTATCGTCAGGCAAAAATTGATGAAATTAACCAAGAACAGCAATCCTTAGAACAGCAGCTCGCCCAGGCTCAGGCCGATAATCAAACCTTAGGTAGCCAACTTTTTACCCTGCAAACTACTCTCTTAGAGAAAGGAGTAATTGACTAATGAATTACTTTGATTATTGCAAGCAGGCCTATGATAGAGGTTGGGCCACAGCAGACCAATTAAAAGTCTGGGTAGCTAAAGAAAAGATAACGCCTGAAGAATTCAAGCAGATCGCAGGTGAGGATTACGTCGCTTAAGACTCAAAATGCGACACAATTAAGACAAAGGGAAGTTAGAGGTTGGTTTATATCAAGAAACCTTTAACAATCTAAAAAGAATATTCTTGACCACGTTAGTAGAGTTAAAATCCATTAACGCCATTGCTGCCATTCCCGGTTTGATTAAGGAATTATTTTCGAACAATATGAATAACGCATTAAAGAATAACAATTATAATATCAAATAAAAGAGATTGAAAATATAAAATAATCCATGTAAAATAATACCAGAAACATATGTTCGGAGGTAGGGGAATGGCAAAAGTTATTTCCGGAAAAGCACTTCTGGAACTAATAGAGGAAGGACAAATAATTGAAAATGGCAATGTAGATAATTGTGATGCAATTAAATATGATTTTGTATTGGATTCGAATTTTCTAAAAGCACAATATGGTGGACCGGTTGATTACAGCAGCTTAAAACCTATTGAACAAAAAGAGGCGACGATAGCGCCAGGAGAAGTAGTCTTTGTACTAACCAAAGAAACGATAAACATGCCGAAAAATATGTTTTTGCAACTAAGTCCCAAGAGGGGCATGACAGAATTCGGGATCCCGACCTTGGGGGATTCGCAGTCGATCCGGGGCATTCCGGTAAATTAATGTTTGGGTTATATAATTTTTCTTCAAGGAGATTTCGTTTATTGCCAGGCAAGAAACTGGTTGGTGCAGTATTTTACCAGTTAGATGATAACGAAAGTGCGGATATAGATAAAGTAATCCCTCCCAAAGCTATTAATGACTTTCCGCCCCGCCTGGTGGATATGATAACTGAATGTGCCCCTATTGGACTCAGTTCTTTAGAAGACGCTGTTTATACAATTAAAAAGCAAATAGAAATAATCGAAAAAGAGGTTTCAAATAATAAGGACTCTATTGCAGATTTAAATAAAATAATTCGGAAAACCAGGGATGATATTGATGAGAATAATAAGCAAATCGAACGAATAGGCAGCAAGATTGACGACTTGGTAATGGGCTTAAAGCAGGAAGTTAACTTGCGTAAGGAGTTGGAGCTGACGCTCGACAAAAAAATTGATCAGACTGTTAGAGATGTTAACGACAAAATTAAGTTTTTAAAAGGGGCTTTGTGGCTGGCAACTGCATTAGGAGGAGTATTGGCAACGTTAATAATTACTTGGCTGGGCGGATGGCTTAGGTTTTAAAAAATCTCGACTCATTTAACGTAATAAAACTAATTCTTTATTTTCCGGGTTTTTTCCGTATTCTTGCCGTTCTCAAACAAAATATTGGATTATACTGATTAGTATAGAGCCGTCTGAAAAGGCGGCTTTGTTTTTCACAAAAAGCTCAAGTTTTTGAATTCGAAGAATTTGTCACGTTGAAAAATTTTTCGATTATCGAAAGAAACGGCCTTCTGCTATAAAAAAATTAGTATGGATGCTGGAAGCGGCGGGTTGTATACAGCCATTATAAGGTAGGGCTTGGGCGCATAATCTTTAAGCAGGTTTTGAGGAATGATTTAAGCTTTTGGGAAGAAAGGAGGGGGCTATCAATGATAACGGTCAATCAATTTGCTGCCGGAAGCGTTGACAGGGTTTTATTTTTGGGCAGCCGGCAAGGCCTTGGGTCGTCGGATCCGAAGTCCTAGCGATTAACCGGGAAAGGTGGTAAGTGATAGATGAAAGGTGGATGGACTTAACGTAAAATGTACTGTATCTCGTACATATTTTAAGCTCGGAACCTAAATCAAATCCCTACCCCGGAAGAAACGGTTAAGATGTAAAACGATAGAAAAATAAAAAGATTTAATCTTTGTTGACAAAGGAGGATCGAAAGTGACTGAATATACGACTAACTTTAACTTACCAAAACCGCTGCCAAATGAAAATATGAGCAGAGCGGCCCATAATGATTTGGTCCAGTCTATCGATACCAATATCGGAAACGCTTTAGCGTCGCAATCAACGGCTTTAACGCAAGTTGAAACAGATTTTACGTCGCATAAGGCGGATTATACGCTACAAATACCGTATGCTGCTGCTACTGGATCGGCTAATACCTATACTGTCACGCTCAACCCAGCAGCCTCAGCTTATGTTGACGGAATGGGAGTTGCCTTTAAGGTCAATGTTCAAAATACCGGGGCAAGCACGATCAATGTTAATGGACTTGGTGCGAAGGCTATCAAAAAAGCGAACGGTAATGATGTCAGCTCTGAGAACCTGAAGGCAGGATCGATCTACTCCCTGCGCTATAATGCTACAGCTGGAAATTTTATCTTACAGGGTGAAGGGGGGGAATACGGGACTGGAACAGGCGCCCAACTCCTACAAGGTTATACTATTGGTACAGAAACTGGCGTACAACCGGGACAAATACCTATAACAAATCCAGAGGTTAATGATCAAATATCGGCATGGACTTTTTCGGTTGGGCAATATTCTGGGGATGGGCAAAATTATATTTATCTTGGTGTTCCGACTGGAACATATCTTAACGGAGTAAATTATGCAAAACAACCAGCACCAAACCATATTGCTTCAAATATCAAAGCAGGAGTCGCGGATTTAGGAGTAACAGGTACACTTCAACCTTACCATGATCCATTTGATATAGTGACCATTTGGAATGGAGCAAATCCAATGCCTCACTGTAAATCCCCAGATGGATACTTTTGGGCAACAACTTATAATACAAGCACAACGACTTACACTTTATATAAATATGATTATAATAGGAATTTACTTCAATCAATGACTATGCCGGAAGCCTATCTTTCCGCTTTCAGTGTTGGTTCTAATTATATTCTTGCGGGACAATCACAAACTGTGTACTTTAAAATTTACGATAGAAATTTAAATTATATAAGACAATTTCGTCCCGATGCTGGGGCTGGAAGTTTAAGTTTTGGTTCAATAAATGATTCATCAGTTATGTATGGTTATTATGATTATGCTTATTATGGCCATATGGCCGACATAAATTTCAATCTTATTGGATCAAATTTGCCTGCTGCAATGGGAGCTTCAAGTATGGGATATTCATTAGGACATGTTTTACTTACTACAGGAGGTGGTGGTTATGGAAATATTAGGATTTATTCAAATAATGGCACAGAAGTTACTGCCCCGTTATTTTTTTAGGAGGTAAAATAATATGTTTTATTATTATTTAATCAATTTTACTGATACCTTTGGAAATCCTGGTTGGAAAGGACTAGACTTTAATAAAAATATTCCAGGCAGCCAGTTATATCTTCATAACAAAAATGAGGTTTATTTAGCTAATGAGGAACAGATAACAATTACGTCTACGGATATTTCTGAAATAACCGAAGCAGATTATATGGCTAAAAGAAATGAAATTATTGCTCAAGCACAACAACATGTACAAACTGTAGAACAGCAACTCGTCCAGGCCCAGACAGATAATCAAATCTTGGGTAGCCAGCTTTTCGCCCTGCAAACTTCTCTCTTAGAAAAGGGGGTAATTGACTAATGGATTACTTCGCATATTGCCAAACTGCATTCCAAAATAAATGGGCAACGGTAGATCAGCTAAAAGTCTGGGCAGCAAAGAATAAGATAACAGCCCAGGATTATCAAACGATCACCGGCCAAGATTATGTCGCTTAAGGCTCATTTAGCGTCATAAAAACTATCATTTATCTGCCACTACTTTCCGTTTTTTTCCGTATTCTTACCGTTTTCAAACAAAATATTGGATTATACTGATTAGCATAGAGCCGTCTGGGAAGACGGTTTTCGCTTTTCACAAAAAGCTTAAATTTCTAAATTCGAAGAATTTGTCAACGCTGAAAAATTCTTCGATTATCGAAAGAAACGAACTTCCGCTTATTAAAAATTACTATAGATGCCGGAAACGACGGGCTTATGTAGCCAACATAAGGCAGGATGCCGCCAGGGCGTAATACTATTCGGAACAACGAAAAAACTATAGGATTTGGGCGTGAGCACATGAAAGATGCAAGTATCCTACATAAGGAGACAAAAAGAAGTATCCGGGCTCCGACCGGTAATTCCTTGTGTGTTATGACCGGAATGATAAGGTCATTTGCAAAGGGGGGAGGAGAGAAGGATGATACAGGGAATTATCCAAGCGGTCAGCAACCTGATACTTTCTAAATATCCTGGATATCCAATCTATCTGGAAGATTTGCAGGAAGGCTTTGACAGGCCTTCTTTTTATGTCCCGTTTATCCAGGAGACCCAAACCGATCAGAATAAAGCTTTCTATGCCCGCAACATTATCATTTATATTATTTTCTATGCGCCTTTGGGCGGGAACAACAATCCGGACAAAGAAGCCCAGTACGGGGTCTATGAAACCCTGCGGGACCTTTTCAGCAGCGGCTACTTTAAAGTAGGCGACCGGGCGGTAAAAATCCGGCAGCTGACTGGAGGGCCGAAGGGCAAAGAAATCTACCTGGGGCTAAATCTGGATCTTACCGGAAGCAGGCAGCCTTCCGAGCAAGGGGACATTGCCGGAAGCCTGGAACTGAAGTTTGACCTCTAGGCGTTTCCAGCCCGAAAACAGAACCGGAGCATTGAAGAAATTCAAAGGAGGAACTTAAAACATGCCATTACCGAAAATAAGTATCGTTTTTCAGGAGTTAGCCAGTACGGCGATCAAACGTGGGGAAAGAGGAATTGTGGCCTTGATCCTCAAGGACAGCACGCAATTGGGAGCCAATGTCCTGCATAGTCTCGATGATATGCCTGTCGGTTTAGCGGCAAGCAATCAGGAACAAATCCAATTGGCGTTCAAGGGTGGAGTAAATCCGCCGCAGAAAGTGATCGCTTATGTCCTGCCAACGACTGCCGAGGATTACAGCGAGGCTCAGACTTATCTGGAAGGATCGGTCTGGAACTACCTGGCCGTTCCCGGAATCAGTGCCGCCGATGCCACTGCCATGGCCAGCTGGGTAAGCGGGCTCAGGGACACGAAAAACTTAAAAGTGAAAGCGGTCCTGCCCAATACTGCGGCGGACCATGAAGGCGTTATCAACTTTGCCACTGATGGTATCAACATTGGGGGGAATACCTACCACACGGACCAATATTGCTCTAGAATCGCCGGCATTCTGGCAGGCAATCCGCTTTCTATCAGCGCCACCTTCCAGGTGCTACCGGAAGTGGACGATGTGCCGCATCTGACCACAAGCGAGTTTGATACGGCTATTGATGCCGGGAAGTTGGTCCTGATGAATGACGGGGAAAAAGTAAAGATCGCCAGGGCGGTAAACAGCCTCACGACTTTGACTTCCGACAAAGGTGCCGACTTCCAGAAGATCAAGCTGGTGGACGTCATGGATATGATCTATTCCGATATCAGGAAAACCACCAACGATACCTATATCGGCAAGATCCCCAATACCTATGACAACAAATGCTTGCTCATTATGGCGATCCGGGCTTATTACGAATCCCTGGAAGACCAGCAGCTCCTGGATAGAGGCAAAAACACGGTGGATATCGATATCAGCGCCCAAAAGCTGTACCTGCAGACCATAGGCGTTGACACTTCCACGATGTCCGATCAGCAGATCAAGGAAGCCAACACCAGGGATAAGATCTTCCTGGCGGGTCCCATTAAGATCGTGGACGCGATTGAAGATTTCCAACTGGTAGTAACATTATAAGGGGGAGTAAACGATGGCAATTAGTCCGGAAAGAATTATTAACGGTACGCATGGTGAAGTCTGGCTGGATGACGAAAAGGTCGCTGAATGCAGCGGCCTTCAGGCTAAAATCAACCTGACTAAAAGTGATGTCCAAATCTGCGGCCGGATGTCCAAAGGCTTTAAGGTAACCGGCTGGGAAGGCAAAGGCAGCTTGAAGCTGCATAAAGTCTCCAGCAGGATGATCAATAAAATCGCCCTGGATATTAAAAACGGTAAAGCCACAATTTGTACCATCGTATCCAAATTGGCCGATCCCGATTCCTACGGGTCGGAACGGATTGCGCTGAAGAGCGTGATCTTTGATGAAGTATCTTTGGCCGACTGGGAAGCCGGGAAGAACGGGGAAGAGACGATCCCGTTTACCTTCAGTGATTTTGATTTGCTTGACGTGATTGATCCTGCCCTGATTCAGGGCTAAACGATTTGGTGTAGCAGGAGGGCGTTTACCGTTCTTTTTTACTTTATTGATTTAAATAAGTGTCAGCCTATGACAGCCTGTCACTTTATAAGAGTAATCTTTTTCGGTTTGCGCCCTTCTGGCGAACCGTTGCTTCAAGCTTGTTGCTTAAAAAATTAGTGATTTAAGACGACTTTGTCATAAAAATACTGGTCGTTCTTAGTCTAAAAATGACGCTACTTGTAATTTATTTAATATGCAAAACAATAACAGAAAGCTCTAACATAGAAAAGAATTGAAAGGAAGAAACCAAATGAATGTGATGGAATTACTGCTAAAAGCAGATGCACAGCAATTAAAGCTACCGACGAGGAAAGTAGAAATACCTAGACTTTCAACATTGTTTAATGACAAAGCTATATTTACCTGTCAAGCTTTATCCCCTTCAAGATATAATGAGATTCAAGCTGAAGCAGCTGACTTTACTAATGGTAAGATCCGAGGAATTGATATGGGAGAAGTCCAAATGGCCACTGTTCTGGCAGGCGTTATTGATCCTAACTTAAAAGATAAAGAAATCATGACTCATTTTAATGTCCCTACACCTTCTGAGCTAGTCAAAAAGCTACTTCTTCCTGGTGAGATTGTAACTCTTTTTAATGTGATTTCTGAAATCAGCGGATTCGGGGAAGATGTCATAAAAGAAATAAAAAACTAATAGACGCGGACGGCTGGGCTGAGATGCTTTATTATTATTGGGTTACTAAAGGGATTAGGCCGTCCGTGTTCGTTTCGATGTCTTTTGGCGAAAGCCTTGTTGTGAGAGCCTTTTTTGAAAAGGAAATTGCACAGCGAAAAAAGGGTGGTGAGTATTATGGATAATGATATGCAAATACCATTTAGCAATGGAAATAGCTTTAGTATGCTTCAAAAGGGCATTGACTTTGTATCTCAGTATTCTAAAATAATTAATCAACTTAATAAGGAAACTGTAAAATATTTAGAAACAAATACTGGAGTTATTCAATCTATCAACAATTTGGAAACAGCAATATTCAAATTATCAGAGACTACCAATAAATTTAAAGAAGATATTGGCAAGTCGGATACTTTTAAAAATGTTTTAGAGTACTATGAAGAAACAAAAAATGCAATCAGTAAACCTTTTGAGATTGTTGGTAAAGCAAACGATTATAGAAAAAATTTTTCAAAAACACAAGAAACAGCATTAGACATATTTTCAAGAAGTTATTCAGCCTATATGGAAATGAGAACAGCACCGACAACAGGTGGAAAAATTGCCGGTGTCTATGACTCGCTATTTAATAAACCAGCTCTTGAGTACAAAAGCGCTGGAGAGTTATTAAAAAGTTTTTCGAAACCACAAAGTAAAACTGACATGAAAAAGACGGAGCAACAACCAAGAAGTGAAAATCTTACGTTAAATAATAAATTTGGAAATATAGAACAGATGACTAAGGGGCTCACAAAAGCGAAGGAAACCATTAAAGAGATGTCGGCTGCTTTTAAAAATATTGGTACAGAACTAATGACGAAAAGTTTAACAAAAGCCAAGGAAACTATTGAAAAGATGTCAGGAACTTTTAAGAACTTTGGGGGAATCCTGACATCCGCTTTTAAAATACCTATGATTATTGGTATTGTTGGAGCAATTACGTTATTAGCTCTTGCAGCGTATCTTATATACAAAAATTGGGGAACCATCAAAGCGTTTTTTATTAATACATGGAATGGAGTAAAAAATACCTTTAATCAGTTTTGGACATGGATTAAGGGTTTCGTAACGAATTGGGGTCCGATAATTATGACAATAATAGCACCTTTCTTAGGTATTCCTCTTCTTATATTTAAAAACTGGGAAAATATCAAAACTTGGTTTTCTGATTTATGGAGCTCAATCGAAAAAGGGTTTACTGATTTTGTTAATGGAGCTCTTCAGTGGGGAGGAAACCTTGTAGAAAATATTATTAAAGGGTTAAGTACTACCAAGCTAGGCCATGGGGTGTTAAGCTTTTTAGGAATCGATATTAAAAATAATGATCCTCCGGCAAGAGCAATAGGGATTTCCCGCGTTCCTTACGATAACTTCCCTGTGCTTTTACATGAGGGTGAATCTGTTCTTACCAAAAGGGAAACAACCAATCGAAACAATAGCCTCAGTGGCGTTAGTATTGCGAAACTTTCAGATACGATCATAGTCCGGAAAGAATCTGATATTGACAAGATCGCCTTGGCTTTAGTAGAAAGAATCAGAAAAACTGCCTTGAATATGGCCTAAAAGGGGATGAATGAATGGAATTTTGGCTTTCCGACAATGCAAAAGACCGATTCCAATTGCCTGTACAACCGTCATCTTTTGAAATTACTAAAAGCAATACGAATCAAACAGTGAGTATTCAGGATTTAGGCGAAATCAGCTTACTTGGTAAAGAAAATCTAGCTACAATAACAATTGCATCCTTTTTCCCGAAAAACGAATATTACTTTTGTCAGTATACTGGTTTCCCGGCCCCTTATGATTGTGTCAAAAAGATTGAAGACTGGCGAAAATCAGAAAAACCTATTAAATTGACAATAACTTCGACCGACATTGATTTGCTTGTGTCCATAGAAAGCTTTAAATACGGTGAAAAAGAAGAAGGAACAGGTGATGTTTACTATACCCTGGAATTAAAAGAGTATAAATATGTGACGATAACGACACAGGCGGTTAGCTTAAAAAGCAGGTCCGAAAGTAAGGTAAGCGAGCCGAAATATACGGTAAAAGCCGGCGATACCCTATGGGCCATCGCGATGAAACAGTATGGCGATGGTTCAAAATATACGTCACTCGCCTCTAAAAATGGAATTAAGAATCCCAATCTAATTTATCCCGGGCAGGTGCTCATCTTATGATTATTGAATATCTGGAATCAGGAAAAAGAACGGATATTACAAAATTAGTAACGGAAATCACCTGGAGCGGTGATACGAATCAAGCGGCAAGAAGATTAGAAATTGAAATGATTGCACCTTCATCAGACCGAAATATACCGAAAGTAAAAATTGAAATGGGAAAAATGCTTCTTCTCTCTGATGATAACCGGAAAGAACTGTTTTCCGGTTATATTTTTAGCCAAAGTCTCACAAGATCAAGCAGCTCAATCAACATCTTAGCATATGATGGGTTAGTTTACCTGCTAAAATCAAAGGCAGCGTACAATTTTAAAAAAGCTACGGCAGAGTCTATTGCCTCTAAAGTGGCCGGAGATTTTGGAATAGAAATTGGAGAGCTGGCCAAAACAGGTATCATCCAGGGTCTTCTGATCTATGACCAATCACCCTTTGAGATTATTCAAAGTGCATATTTGGAGGCAGCAAAACAAAACTCAAAAGAGTATATTATTCAGATGGAAAAGAATAAGCTTGTAGTCAAAGAAAAAGGTTCGGTAACAATTTCTAGCACTTTGAGTTCTGATACGAATATTACGGATGCTACTTATTCTGAGGACATAGAAGACATGGTCAATACAGTTAAAATTTACAATGATCAATCTGAGCTAATCGATCAAATAGCAAATGAAGAATGGAAAAAAAGTTATGGTTTATTGCAGGAAGTCTATCAAAAAGAGGAGGGCAAAGATCCTTATACAGTCGCGCGTAATATGCTGAAAGGACTGGGGCAAACAGGAACTGTCAATGCTCTGGGTAACACGGATTGCATCACAGGGGCGGCGGTTAAAGTGAAAGAACCGTTTACCGGATTAACCGGCCTCTTCTATATCTCTGCGGATACCCATACCTGGCAGGATGGCGTCTATAACATGGAACTGGGGTTAGATTTCAAAAACCTGCTCGAAACCTGAGGTGAGAATGATGAATCATAAAAATCCTTATTCCGATCTGATAAACATGATGCAGACCCAAGGTGCCAAATATAACTCCCCTTCGATAACACTGGGGAGGGTGATTAATCCTTTGCCCAATCTCATCATCCTAATCGGAGATTTGCAGGTAGATAGGGATAATCTGCTGGTTGCAGAAGAATTAGGTCAGCACCAGCGCCTTGGGGCATTAGCTGAAGCTGCAGCAACGGGTTTTACAGATCAAACCGTTATCTCGGGCTATGGGGGCCATAGTCATAATATTCGGCAAGTCGGCTACGCCAGTGGAGAATTAACGATCGAGCCTTGTTTAAACAAAGATGATTTGGTGGCAGTGATACCAATGGAAGGTTATCAAAAATATATCGTATTATGCAAGGTGGTGAGTTTAGGTGGCTGAATCTATTTTCCCTTTTATTTCTGCCTCTGCTTCTGCTGCAACGACATCAACTGATCTGCCTATTCCCAAGGAATATGCCTGGGACTTTGAGAACGATTGCCTGAAGGTTATCGACGGCAAATTAACTACGGTAACCGAAACCGAAGCAATAAAAATATGGGCCATGAAAGTTCTGCGCATACCAAGGTATAGGTACCTGGCTTATTCTTGGAATTATGGCAATGAGCTGGAGAGCTTGATCGGTCAGGGATTGAGCAAGGAGATTGCCCAAAGCCAAACGGTAAGCTTGGTTCGGGACGCTTTGCTTGTCAACCCGTATATTCAGGACATTCAGGATGTCAGCATGGACATGGAAAATGCTGTGCTCAAGGTGAACTGCACGCTGATTACACCCTATGGGGAGGTAAAAATGTAATGTTTGAAACCCAAACGTATACCGAGATACTGAACAGGCTCAAAAGTCAGGCGCCTTCCGGGATAGATTCTACGGAAGGCAGTTTTATTCATGACGCCCTTTCACCGGCAGCCCTGGAGATGGCCCAGCTTTACGCCAATCTGGATGTGGTGCTGACGCTCGCCTTTGCCCAGACGACCAACGGCCAGTACCTGGATTACCGGGCCGGCGAGCACGGCCTGGAAAGAAAGGCTGCGGTTTGTGCCGCCGGAACCATTAAAGTGACCGGCAATCAAGGGATCGTCATCCCGCAAGGACAGATCTTTGTCACCGATGGCGGCATGGAATTCGTAACAACCGAAAGCGCCACTATCCCTGCCGAAGGATCTGTCCTCATTAAAATTCAGGCCAAAAATCCGGGAGTTACCGGTAACGTCCCTGCTGGAAACATTAAAAAAGCCCAGGCGGCAATTCCCGGGGTCATCTCGATTAACAATGAAAACCCCGTTACCGGCGGCGTGGATGAGGAAACAGACGAAAGTCTCCTGAACAGGCTGCTGGAAAAGGTCCGTAATCCAGCCACCAGCGGCAATGCTTCCCACTACCTGCAGTGGGCCAAGGAGGTCGTCGGCGTGGGGGATGCCAAAGTCTTTCCTTTATGGAACGGAAACGGGACCGTCAAAGTCGTTATTGTTAATTCGGAAAAGAAGTCGGCAGACCAGGCCCTGGTGACAGATACGGCGAATTACATCGAATCGGTCAGGCCGGTTGGCGCAACGGTTACGGTAGAGTCGGCCATACCGTTAGATCTAAATATCACCGCTTCAGTTACCCTTGCTGAGGGGTATACCATTGAACAAGTAACCACGTCATTTCAAGACCTCTTTACGGACTACCTTCAAGAGATAGCGCTGAAACAGATTTATGTAAGCTATGCCAAAATCGGCAGCACGCTTCTGGAGACGCCGGGAATTTTGGACTATAAGGACCTTATCGTAAACGGAGATACAGGAAATGTCCCGGTGGACTTAAGTGCGGCAGACTGTCAGGTTGCGGTTATAGGGACGGTGACGCTTAGTGTCTGACCGCAGTAGCGTTGTTTTAGGGTATATCCCGGCTTTCATCGCTGATCAGGAGCCGATCAGGTCTGTTCTGGCCGCCATGGGCATTGATACCGGAAAAATGATGGATGACGTCCAGGATGTGCTGGCTCAGTGCTTTGTGGATACGGCGACCTGGGGTCTGAAAACCTGGGAACAATACCTGGGGATCCCGGTGAAAGAAAATAATCCTGTCAGTTATAGGCGAAGTGTGATCAAGGCTAAGCTGAGAGGAATCGGCACAACCACCAAGGCGAAAGTCCAGGAAACGGCAGAGAGTTTTCAGAACGGTGCTGTAGAAGTTATCCCGGTACCGGGAGAATATAAGGTGGAAATTAAGTTTACCGAGATCTATGGCACTCCCCCGAATATCGATGACTTCCAGAATGCAATTAACCAAATTATCCCAGCTCACCTGCTCGTAGAATTCCTTTATACGTATTTGACCTGGCAGCAGTTGGATGATGCGCAGATTACCTGGGAAGACCTGGATAACGCCCAATTTACCTGGGATGAGTTTGAGAGATGGAATCCGGCGAGTAATCCTTTGCCAAGATAAGTTTAATTTGGACTTACACAAGTCTTAGGCGATTTTTTGGAATTTGTTCAAAAAAGGGGGAGAAGACATGGGAACAAGCTTACCGACCGGTATCGTGATGCCGGCTAGTAACGATAACGTAACCAGACAAAGCTATGAAAATAATTTACAGGCAATCAATGATAAATTGATAGAAGAGGGAGGCAATCTTGAAGTTCATTTGGCGGAAAGCGTATATCTTCAAGCAGAAGAGCCAACTGCAACCAATTCCAAAACATTGTGGTTTGCGATAGGGGGTGAGGCAAATTTCAGTCCGGTGGTATAGTAATCGACAATGCTGAAACCAGTGGTACACCACCAGGAACAAATATCTGGTTTCAACCAACATAAGAAAGGGTTGCGTTAAAATGGCTGATATCAATATTCAAATGAAACAAAGAAACGGAACAATCTGGGATAATTTGTATCCTAAAACATTGGCTGCAAATGTAACGGAGTCGACCATGCAACGGTTTGTATCGGATACAGAGAAAGCTTCCTGGAACGGGAAACAGAATGCTCTTGGATTTACGCCGGAGAATGCTGCGGTTAAAAACCAAGCCAATGGGTACCCAGGTTTAGACGCGAGCGGTAAGATTAGCGCCGGCCAGCTTCCGGCGATAGCGATTACGGATACATTTGTTGTTGCCGATCAAGCTTCAATGCTTGCTTTAGCAGCCCAAGTCGGTGACGTTGCGGTGCGTACTGATTTAAACCAGTCGTTCATCCTGAAAACTGACCCGCCTACAACTCTGGCTAATTGGCAACAACTTTTGTCGCCGACAAACGCCGTTACCAGCGTGGCCGGAAGAACAGGAGCGGTAACCCTAACCGCGAGTGATGTTGGACTAGGCAACGTTACCAATGAAAGTAAATCTACCATGTTTGCCAATGCGGCACTAACTGGAACGCCTACTGCGCCTACGGCGGCTGCCGATACAAGTACTACGCAAATTGCATCAACTGCATTTGTCGTTGGGCAAGCATCCGCTATGACGCCATTGATGGATAGCACAGCTGCCATTGGAACATCAAAAAAATATGCCAGAGCAGACCATATACACCCTTCGGATACAAGCAGAGCCTCAACCGTAATAGCGACGACGAGCGCCAATGGCCTGATGAGCAGCATGGATAAAAATAAACTTGATAGTATGCCGAAAATAACGGTAGCGGATGCTGAGCCCAGTTCTCCTATTGCAGGGGATTTCTGGTATGCCATTGTTTAAGGAGGTTGAAATATGGCAACATATAACACAGTAATAAAGAAGCGAAATGAAGCAAACAACGAGTGGGATTCTATTCTTCCTATAACTACTGTAGAAAATGTCTTAATAAACGAAGAAGGCGATACAGTTGCGACGCATTTGGCGGATTATGTGTTGCAAATACCTTATGCTGTTGCTACTGGATTAGCGAATGTCTACTCAGTAACCCTTAACCCTGCCCCTGCGGCTTACATTGATGGGATGGCAGTTGCCTTTAAGATTAATGTCCAAAATACAGGAGCTAGTACAATCAATATTAACGGCCTTGGGGCTAAAGCAATTAAGAAGTCCAATGGTAATGACGTTAGTTCCGGTAATCTTAAAGCGGGGTCAATATATTCCCTCCGCTATAATGCAACGGTAGGAAATTTTATCTTACAGGGTGAAGGGGGGGAATATGGGACGGCAGGTGCTGGGCAAGTACTCGCTGGATATACGGTAGGAACAGACATAGGCTTAGTGAATGGTTCAATGCCGAATAACGGGGCAGTAGCAATTACACCGGCGATAGTTAACCAAGTGATTGCCGCAGGATACCATAATGGTTCTGGCTATGTTGCAGGGGATACTGACCTGATTGCGGATAATATAAAAAACGGAGTAAATATTTTTGGGGTAACAGGTACTTTAGTTCCGAAAGGACAAGCTATTTACAATACTCCGGGAACTTATACATTTACTGTTCCAACAGGAATTACAAGAGTAATTACCGTTATAACAAGTGCAACCGGTGGAGCAGGCGGTGGAGCAGGTGGTGGAGGATGGACACCTAGAAGCTGTTGTGGTGATCGTATAAGAGATGGCGGTTATGGAGGAAATGGTTTTGCAGGGGGAGTTACAAGTTTTGGAAGCTATGCATCGATTACAGCTTCTGGTATAGGTAATGGTGGAGGTTATGGTTCAGGCGCTAGTGCGTCAGCATATGGCGGCATAGGTTATAATAATGGTTCTTATGGACAAACGTATAACGGAGCTGGTGGAGCTGGTGGAGCTATAGGTGGAGGGCACGGAGGAAATGCTGGCTACGATCCAGGATATGGATATGCGTACGGAGGAGGTGGAGGTGGAGGCCATTTCCCTGCTATAGTTCAAGCTAACGCTGTAACAGGTTTAACTCCTGGTTCAAATATAACTGTAACCGTAGGTGCTGGTGGTACCGGCGGAGCGGGAGGAAATCCTGGAAGTGTTGGTGTAGGTATGACTTTAGGAACCGCCGGAACTGCCGGCGAAAATGGAACTAACGGCATAGTAGAAATATATTGGTAGGAGGTTAAATAGTGAAGAAATACGCACAGATTATTGATAATAAAGCATATTGGGTTTTTGAAACAGAATCAGACCCTGTGTTTGCGCCCAATATTTTTTTAGTAGATATTACAGATAAACCAGATGTTCAAGAAGGTTGGGAGTACGATGTCATGACAAATACATTTTCAGGAGTGCCCAGACCTCCTCAACCAACGCTAAAAGATATTGGCGATAACCAAATTGTCATGATGAATGCGATAGCAGATTTATATATCCAACTAAGTAAATTACAACAACCTGGGCAAATGGGGTGATATTTATGGCAGAAATCTTTTTTAAGCTAATCACGATAAGACCACAATTAAAAACTTTTGATGAAGTTCCAGCTTCTTTGCAACCTGCTGTTCAGGAAAGTCTAGTAAATGCTGGATACGATAAAAGTGGGGAACGTATCCAATAATGATAAGTAATGCTATTGTTATAATAAGCAACTGGTGCAATTTAAGATGCCCCCAATGCCTACAGGATGCCGGAGTTAAATATGAAAATGAACTTCCAGTAGACGAATTAATAAAGTTTCTCGATTCATTCCCGCATATGAAAGCAATAAAAATAACAGGGGGAGAGCCATTCGGTTCTCCTACCTATACGAAAACTTATACTCTTGCTAAACACGCGATTGACAAGGGGTGGAAAGTAAATATAAATACCAATGGAACTTTCAGTATTCCTAATTTTGATTTGCCTTCAGATAGAGTCAGTTTTCAAATAAGCCTAGATGGATTAAAAGAAATCCATGACTCTATAAGAGGCAAAGATACTTTTGATAAAGCTGTTGAATTTATTGAAAATCAAAAGCATAAGGGATATGAAATAAAAATCATGAGCGTAATAATGGAGCAATATACCGCTGAAAGTATAGAACGATTTATTAAGTTTGTATGCTTTAACTTTGGGGTTAGACCAGAATTCCAGATTGTTGGATATGTTGGTAGAAATTCTTTAAAACCTGATATAGGGGAGGATGTACTATCTGCCTTGCGAAGACTTCATTGCCAATGCAGACCCAGACTAACGTATTGTCCAACTATTCATACAGTTGGAGAAAGGGTTGCTATTGATGAATTTGGCAATATTATTCCATGTCCTATGCTGGGTAAATACAAGTTTGGAACAATTTATGACTATGATGAAACAAAAGTTAAACAAGAAATGCATGATAAGATATTAAATTGCACATGCGCTTTTCCAAACGGTCAGGAAAGATAGCCAATTTATCTACATCACTTTTAAATCAAACCATTACCAATTTGAGACTGAAGAGTAAAGGCAAAAATAATCTTTTTCGGAAAAAGACCTTAGAAATAATTGATTAACGTTAACTGTCTAAGACTTTTGAGAAATGTAAGTCAATTTCGAGGGTCTTTTTCTTTATCATTTTTGGAGTTTCTTATTCTTGAGAAGGATGAATGGTAAAATGTCAATATTTACAATTGCGTTTTTTACTAAGATATTCTGGAATATCGCAACAATGTTTGCTCTTACGGGAATAGTTCTTTCGAGTAATCGTGTAGGGCTGATTTCCAGACTCATGAGACCCTTAGATCGCATACAGAGTTTTAAAGGTATTTTGGCTTTTTGGTTTTTACTTGGTACTATATTAAGCGCTTTCACGCTTGATTCTACTTTGGCTATAATACTTGTACCTTTAGCTGTATTGTATGCGGAGAAAAGGCAAATAAGCCCAGTGGATTTAGTATTAACAGTTACCTGGGGCAATATGGTCGGTTCTGAGTGGACCTATTTTGGGGGCGGAGATACTATTATCTCCTGGACAATCTTGGAAAAGACACTTCAAAGGCCATTAGATATGATCACATGGGGGAAATTATTTTGGTTACCAACGTTTTTGGCCTGTATAGCAACTTTATTATGGGTACTTCGATCAGCTGGTAAAGACAGAGTGATACCCTTAGTAGTTGAAGGAAATATATCCAAAATACAAGTAAGGACTATCTTCGTGTCTATATTATCTATTTTAGGTATTACTTCAATTTTTGTTTCTAACATGCAAATTTACACCATAACCATTGGGTTGATTACTTGCCTTGTAGCAAGACTTACGAAAGAAGATATTAAAAAAATTCCGTTTAAAGGTATTTATATCTGGACCATCTGTATTGTACTGGGTACTGTGATTAGTAATTTCATCCAGGCTAATTACAAATTTGCCGTTCCTACAGGTGTTTATACCATAGGTGGCATCTTACTTGTATTACTAATTGTGGGATGTCTAACCAATATAATGACAAATAGTGGCTTGACTTCAATTCTTTTACCAATAGTCATGGCCAGTACGTTTGTTGACAAAATGTGGTTATATGTACTTGTAACAAAGGCGATTAGTATGAGTTATTTAACGATATTTGCCAATTCTGGTCTGGCTGTGGCAACGAGCTATAAGGGGCTCAGTCAGAAATGCTTATTGAATAAGGGACTGCCGATAGTCTTAATTCAATACGTGTTATTTGCAGTATATTTTTATTTGATGCGAGGACATATTACACTTACTTAAAAGCCAATACCACTTTTTCTTAAGTATAGAGAAACTGTAAAAGTTGTACTTGCTTCGCTATAAACTTATTTAAAACAATACAAGGAGGTGAACCCCATGCCCCTATTCACCCAAACCCTCTTCCTGCGCAAGCCCACAGAGACTGAACAGCTTGAACAGGAAGATTATAATTTTAACATGGATTTGCTGGACGACGCGCTCGACCAGCACGAAAGCAATACCCAGGCCCACGGTCTGGATACTGTCCGGTCGGCAGCGGCTGCGCATGTTCAGGACCTTTCCGCTCATGGCCGGGACTTTAGTTTTTACAAGCTGGACAAGGACAGTACCGGTGTTTTTACCCAGCTGCAATGGAAGCGGGCGGACGGGACTTTAGCTCGGAAGGTTGTTCTCAGTGAAGGGACGCCGCCTGAGTACACGTTAAAGACCGTAACCGACTACCAGGAAGACGGGATTACGGTCAAAGAACAAAAAGAATACACCCTGACCTATGATGACGATCATGATCTGGTGAGTGAGGTGTTACGATAAGGTTTCACCTCATTTTTCGTAGATTATAGTAGATCATAGAGGAAAAGGAGGCTGAAACTATGCCTGATCTGGGAAAAGTCTGCGTGAATGCCGGACATGGTCAACTTAATTCCGGCGGCTTTGATACCGGGGCCATCGGCCCCTCCGGGCTTCAGGAAGCGAAGGTTGCGCTGGAAGTAGCCGGGCTGGTGGAAAAAAGTCTGCACCAGGCCGGTTGGCGCACCTTGCTTATTCAGGACGGCGATCTTGACGATATTGTCCAAAAATCAAGCGCCTTTCAGGCCGACTACTTTATTTCCGTCCACTGCAATGCTTTTGCGGATCATTCAGCCCATGGAGTGGAGACCTATGCTTATTTGCCCGGAGGTCAAGGCCAGGCCATCGCCAAGTCAATTCAGGCCCGGCTGGCCGCTGCCACCGGCTTGGCTGACCGGGGTGTCAAATTTGCCAATTTCTATGTGCTGAAATATACGTTGTGCCCGGCGGTGCTCGTTGAAATCGGGTTTATCACCAACCCGGCGGAAGAGCGCCTGATGACCGAGCAGGAATTTAAAAGCAAGGTTGCGCTGGCGATCAGCGAGGGCTTCAATCAAGCTGTTAAGAAAGGCGCGAAATAACGACCGGAAAGGTTTATCCGGAAGGGAAGGGGTAGACTGTCGTTTGCGTATGCTGGAAGAAACGTTGAAAGAACACGGGGAGATCCTGCTGGAACATGACGAACGGATATCTGTCCTGGAGTCTTCCTCTGCCCTGGAGAGCAAGCGCCTGGACAATTTATGCCAGCAGTTGAGTGAATTCAGCCATGAAATCAAAGAAATGCTGAAAAGCCATGAGGAAAGAATCGCCGGGCATGACCTGGACGAAGTAAAAAAGGAAAAAGATATTGATTCCCTGGCCAGGTCTGTCAGCGGCATCCTCTCGGTTATCCGGTGGGGTGCCACGACGCTTTTTGTCTTGCTGGCGGGATTTTTTATCTGGTATGTCCAAAACCTTGGCCGTTGAAAAGAGGTGGGAAATCATGAATGAAGCAATCAGCAATCAGCTTGTGCAGTTAAGTCTGGATGCGCTGTCCATTCTGCTGCCGGTGGTCGTCGCCATCCTGGCCAACACCCTGAAGAACTACACGCAAAATCAAAAACTGGTCGGCATGAAGCAGATTATCGAGAATAAACAGCTGATCGCCAAAGATACGGTGCTCTTTGCCCAGCAGGTGTATAAAGATTGCGACGGCGAGGCCAAGTACCACGCCGCGATGCAGGTATTGTCGACCAAGCTGGAACGGTATGGCCTTAAAGTCCCGGAAGAAGAATTGGATGAATTGATCCATACCGCCTTAAAAGCTGCCAAAAAAGAATTTGCGGATGTCTGGAATACGATCGGTGAGGATAAGCCGCAAGAAGAAAGTGTTCCGACACAACCGCATCCTTATTCCCAATAAAATTTTCGCGCCAGATCTGTAATACCGTTCTTTCTGGCGGCTTTCCGGGTGCACGAAACACCGGCAGGACCCTAAAAGCGGCTTGCAAAGGGTTATATCTGGAAAACCGCATTGGCTTACGGCAAAGAAATCCTTGCTGCCCAGTTTCACCCGGAAATGACTGGACGGTTCCTCGAAGAACCGGATAACGGGATAGGGAAGGGTGTCGGCCGTCACATCCTTCTTGTTCATTTTTTTCCCGCCATAACCTTTAGATCAGACCCCGCCGCTGGATTTTTCCCGTTAAAGCCGTCCAGGGTCACTGCAGATGATATTGCATAAATCTGGGGGTTAGCATATAATTTAGTAAAAAATATGTTTATTTCTAGTTCGTTTTCTAGTTCAATTTCTAAGTTCATTTTCTAGGGGGCGTAACGAAACTTTAGTTTCGTTACGCCCCCACTTTACATATCTGGGATAATTTTTTGTCACTATCTATTATCCAGCTGTTACTGCCGCCATCTTTCTCAAATTATGAGCGATACAGTGTAAACCCCACTCTAATCTTACTTTCTCCAGCCCTTTTAACAGGAATCTTCGTATGCCGAAATTGCCTTTTATATCGCCAAAGACAATCTCCACTTCGACCGGCCGCAAGCTTCTCAT